TGGACTATGAAATGGCAGATTATGTCATTCATGTCCCATCAGACAATTACGGTATTGTAGAAGACTGTCATCAAATCTTGATGCATTCCATCTCTCAAGCTATTAGGTCTAAATTCTTCTTAGCTAAAGACGAAAACCACACACTTCGGTTATGAGTAATAAAGTTCTTTTCTTTCCTAAAGAAAAACTAGAGACTGCTCCTCAGTCTTTGGAGGAAGTAATTTCCAAAATTGATGAGAACCAAAGAGAAGCTGTTGAGACTGCTCTTGATGAAGTTGTACCAGACCTGTTAAACCACCTAGGATCGTTTAACTTTTACATCCAGGATGAGAAAGACATTGGGATGGTGTTAGAAGCTATTAAGAGTGGTGTATTCCGTACAATGAACATCAAACACGAACTTCAGGACGTTACTGATCAATTGATTAAGATAGTATGAGATTTTTATGGAAAAAAAAATAATAGTTGAAAAGGGATTCATTTACGATAAAATTCCTTCCGATGTTTATAAAGAATTGTTAGCTAGCATTGATATATCAAATGTTGATACCAAAAAACCACACAATTTTGCACTAGCTGGAAATATAGAAAAGGAATTTAATGTTACGGATCTAATTCCTGATTTATTTTGTGAATATGTTTGCTTTGTAGCCAATCAATATTACCATCATTTTCCATTAGAAAGAAAAGGTAACAATAAAAATTTCCAGTTTGGTGATACTTGGTTGAATTACCAGCAAAAACACGAATTTAACCCCATACATTTCCATTCCGGCTCATTATCTTATGTTGTTTGGATTAAAATTCCTTATGACCTTGATGAGGAATTGAATTTGCCAAACGTTAGATCTACAGGTCCTATTGGCCGCAAAAATTCTATTTTTGAATTTACAGTAGACAACATTTCTCACCCCATTTATGTTAATTCAGAAATGGAGGGTAGTATTATTATTTTTAATGCAACATATTCTCATCAGGTTTATCCGTTTTATACTTCTGATGAATATAGGATATCTTTAGCTGGCAATTTGCACACTAATTGGGTTGACTAATTTATATAATCCCTGTACAATATTGTTATGATTATACTAGACCTAAACCAAATAATGATTTCCAATGTGCTTCAGCAACTTGGAAATCATACCAATGTAGAGATTGAAGAGAACCTGGTTCGCCACATGGTTCTCAACTCTATTCGTAACCTAAAGACCAAATATAAAAGTTATGGTCAGCTTGTCATTGCTTGCGATGATAAGAAGTACTGGAGACGCGATCAGTTTCCAGCCTACAAAGGTAACCGTAAGAAAGATAGAGAGAAGTCTGAGATTGATTGGACCAATCTATTCAATACTCTTAACACAATTAAACAAGATCTCAAAGAATATTTTCCTTATCCTATCATTCAGGTTGATGGAGCTGAGGCAGATGATGTAATTGGTAGCTTAGTTTTAGAATTTGGTGTACCTCTAAATAGTTCATCAGCTGAAAAGATTCTTATTCTGTCTGGCGATAAGGATTTTGTTCAGTTGCAATCATATGTAAATGTTAGCCAGTATGATCCTATTCACAAAAAGAACATCACTTGCAAAGATCCTGCACAGTTCTTAAAAGAGTTAGTCCTCAAAGGTGATCGTGGGGATGGTATTCCAAACGTCTTGTCACCTGACAACTGCCTCATTGAAGGCATTAGACAAAAGCCACTTACAGCAAAGAAGATGGCTGAGCTCCTTGCAGTTGATCCCTCCACATATGATCCTGAGATTCGAGCTAATTTTATGAGAAACAATTCTCTAATTGATCTTACATTTACTCCTAAAACAATTTCCGAAGCAGTGATTGAACAGTATAACTCTCAGCAGGATAAACCTAGAGATAAGTTATTCAATTACTTTGTTAAGCACAAGCTCAAAACATTAATAGAGAGTATCAACGAGTTTTAATATGGTGAATTCAAAATGAGAAAACTTGGCATATCAGAGATCTTAAAGATTGTATCTGAACAAAAGACTACAGATGAGAAGGTAAGGAAGCTTCAAGAGTTGAACACTCCTGTCCTTCAACAAATCTTAAAGGTAGCTCTAGATCCTACTGTTAAGTGGAAGCTACCAGAGGGTCAGCCTCCTTACAATCCCAGTCCCTATGATGATACTCAAGCTATGTTGTATCAGGAGGCTAGAAGAATGTATTTGTTCTTAGAAGGTGGTAATGATAACCTTACTCCACTTCGTAGAGAGCAATTGTTTATTAGTTTTATTGAAAGCATTGACAAAGAAGATGCTAAGCTGATGCTTGCTGCTAAAGATAAAAAGATTCCTTATAAAGGTATTAATATTAAGTTAGTTAATACCGCATTTCCAGGACTTATTTCACAGGAGAAATAACAGTAAATGAATAAGCAACAGGATAAACGTAAAAAGAAAGATGACGAACCTGATAGTCATCACGTTTATAAGCTCAAGCAGAGCTTTCAAGATCGCAAGATGTATCGCAATATAGATAATGCATTGAAGAAGAAAACTCTTCAAGATCTTAAAAATTTAGAATACGATGATTATCGATAAAGGAGAATGATATGAAATGGTTGAAAAAACTATTAGGTATGGAGCCAGTAGCAACACCCTCAGCAACTGCTGATGCTGGTGCGAAAGCATTTGACACAATGGCTACAACATTAAGTGCACCTAAAGAAAATGTTACGGTAGTAACAACTCCTGTTGCTCCTGAACCAAAGGTTGAGACTGTTACAGTAGTAGCAGAACCAGCTCCTGAAGTTCAAGCAATTGCAGTTAAGGTAGAAGAAGCTGTCGTGGAAGCTAAACCAAAAGCTCCTCGCAAGCCACGCGCTAAAAAGGAACCAGTGAAAAAAGAAACTGGTTGGCCTTTTCCTGGTAATGTGCCTGCTGAAGGTGCATCTAAGCCAGCAGTAAGAACAGCCAAGGCAAAATAATTGCCAACTTATAGTTTTAGGAATATCAACACTGGTGAAGTGTTTGATAAGTTTATGTCCATGGGAGCTAAGGACGGTTACTTATCAGACAATCCAGATCTTGAGTCAATAATGGGCGCTCCTTCCCTTGTCTATAGTCCTACTGGCAAAAAGCCAGATGATGGCTTTAGAGATTTGCTCCGTAAGGTCAAATCAGGTAGTGGTCGGAGAAACAGTATCAATACGTTTTAAACCTTGTTAGGAAGTTTGTGGCAAGAAAAGCACCCCTTAAATCTGTTGAGGCTGAGTCAGTCAATGCTGAACGGCTTAGAGTAGTGAACAATTCACTCAAACTTAGAATTGATGATCTTAAGACTTTTGAACCTTTAACAGACAATCAAAAGTTATTCTTCGATGCATACAAGAGAGGAGACTACTTCGTAGCATTACACGGAGTAGCTGGAACAGGTAAAACATTCTGTGCTTTGTATAAAGCATTAGAAGAAGTAATGGACAAGAGTAATCCTTTCAGAAAGATTATTGTTGTTCGTTCAGCTGTTCAGTCTCGTGAGGTAGGACATCTTCCAGGAGATGTCCATGAGAAGATGGAAATATATCAACAACCTTATAGGCAGATATGTGAGACCCTATTTGAACGTAAGGATGCTTGGGATAGATTAGAAGAGCAAGGGTTCATTGAGTTTATCTCTACATCATTCATTCGAGGTATGTCATTCGATGATGCAATCATTATTGTTGATGAGATGCAGAACTTGACTTATGAAGAGATTGATACAGTGATGACTCGAGTTGGATACAGATCGAAGATCTTATGGTGTGGTGACTATCGTCAAACTGATTTGAATAAGAAAAAGAATGACATGAGCGGAATTAATAAATTCTTTGATATTGCTTATCATATGTCAGCGTTTACAAAAATTGAATTTACTCCTGATGACATTGTTCGCAGTTCGTTAGTTAAAGATTACATTCTAGCTAAATTGAAGTACGAAGACAATGCCCAATGACCAAGTAGTTTCTCATAAAATTTATGACAAAAGAGTAATTATAATTGATGATTTTTATGCTGACCCCTATGCTATAAGAGAAATAGCATTGGCTGCTGATTATGAAGAAAAAAGTACAGGAAACTATCCTGGATGCAATTCAATTAAAAATTTTTGGAGTGATGATTTAACTCGGAGAATCGGCCAAATAACTGGTGAATCAGTTAATATTAGTGATCGGTCATTTTGTGGTAAGTTTAGATTCATATGTAAGCATGATGTTGCAAAAGAAATAATTCATTTTGATCCTTCTCCTAATCTAATATGGGCTGGAGTGATATATTTAAATCTTCCCGAACATTGTGATGGTACTAACTCTGGTACAACAATGTACCGACACAAAGCTTCTGGAATGTCTGTTGCTCCTTTTGATTTGGTAGAATCTAAAGATATAGGTGTGACATCTTATGAAGATATGTCGAAATTTATAAAAACAGAAGGTGTGGATAAGTCGTTGTGGTCTCCAGAGCTTAGAATTGATAATAAATTTAATCGTTTAGTATTGTTTAGACCATGGATGTGGCATGGTATGGAAGATCATTTTGGTACTGATGTAACTAATAGTAGACTGACACACTTGGTGTTTTTAGATAAGAAATAATGTACAATGTTTCAACATGAATTCGTGAAAGACATTCCGTTAACGACGGAACAGATTGATGGAAAGAGATACTACCTCACACCAGAAGGCAACAAGTATCCTTCCATCACTACAGCACTATCCCACATGAGCAAAGATGCCATCCTCAAATGGCGTAAACGTGTTGGTGAAGAGCAAGCTAATAAGATCTCCAATGCAGCATCATCAAGAGGAACTAAGGTTCACTTGATTGCTGAGAAGTATGTTCTTAATGATCCTGACTATCTCAAAGATGTCAATCCAGTCCATGCTGATATGTTCAAACCAATCAAGGACTACCTAGACGAGCATTGTGACTTGGTCTACGGAACTGAAGTTGGTATGTACAGCGACACACTCAGGTTAGCTGGTAGATGTGATCTGATATGCCGTTTGGATGGAAAACCTTGTATAGTCGATTTTAAGACGGCTAGTAAGCCTAAAGAAGAGAAGTGGATTAGCAACTACTTTATGCAATGTGCCGCTTACTCGCAAATGGCATATGAGAGACATGGTATCATGGCTAAGAGGATTTGTATCTTGATAGCAACTGAGCATGATGGTCTTCAAGTGTTCTACAAAAGAACTTCTGAGTATTATGGTGATTTGGTCTCTTATTTGGACAACAATAGGGTTGCAATTTACGGTAGAGAGTGATATAATAGATTATCTTACAAAGGATCTACTATGACAGCTCTTGAACTTCTCCGTAAAAACGATATTCCTTACAATCAAACAGTCCATCATGCGATTGCTCGTACTGGTGATGTGATTGACAATGCTGGTTATCCGTTAGAAAAGGCTAACTTCCTGATTAAACAGTTAGGTGGTCAAGAGGTTGACAATATTGTCATTGCTAAGCTGATGGCTAAGAGCTTGATTGAGCAAGTGTACATCAACAAGGAAGACTACAATAGTGAGTTAGCTATCACAGTTGCTAAGGCTAAAGTAGATAAGATCCTCCACAACAGTCCATACATACTTCAAACCAGCGAGCCAGTGTCGACATCAGCTCCTGTATCAGATAAGAAAGCCGCTGCTCGTGCTATCTTTGATCGTATGCAAGGAAGCACATCTGGTGAAATTGCTAAGGCTATTCAGACTGAACTTAAGATCACGTATGCTAATGCTTATTATTATGTTTCGAGAGTATTTAAATGAATTCACAAGACCATGCAATGTTAGAGTTCAAAGCTGCTGGATGGATTGATGATAAGGAAAACTGGACAGATGATTGGCAACAAGCTATTTGTGAGAATGTTCTCAATCTGTTGATGTTGTTTGGTAATCAAGGACATTCTGGCTCATCAGCTCCATATGCTATCGATTTGTTTAAGAAGTTAGCAATGTTTGAACCTATTGTTCCATTGACTGGTGAGGAATGGGAATGGTCAGATGTTCGTCATAACGGTGATGGATCGATTCATTATCAGAACAAACGTTGTAGTCATGTGTTCAAAGAGGGTGATGGTCAAGCATATGACATAGATGGTAGAGTGTTCTGGGAATGGTATAGAGATCAGGAGACTGGTGAGTCATTTAAATCTCATTACACATCAAGAGATAGTAGAGTTCATGTGACGTTCCCTTATACTCCTAAGACTGAGTATGTGTACAAGCAATCAGATGCTGAACCGAGAACACCACCTCAGAC